AATCAAATGCCTAGTCTTAATGTTAGACAACGATAGCGGCTACCTTGAAAGTAAAAGCCCCATACTGAATTATCCGTACAAATAATTCATTATTATGGCTACCTTTTAAACTACCAAGCCCCGTGGAGGAAGTATAATGGCTGAAACACAACCCGTAGAGGAGAAAGAACCTAATCCTTATAACGCAAAAAAATCTTGGCATGTACCGGATAATAAAGTACCGGAAAATGCAGACGGATTATTTTTTGCACCTACTGAAGAACAGGCTACGCCTTCTGAGGAATCAGAAACGCCCCCTGAAAAATCAAAGAGAGTTAATTATAAGAAAAGGTATGATGATCTAAAGAAACATTACGATAATAGACTTTCGGAATTTAAACAAAGAGAACAAGAACTTTTATCAGATGCTGCATCTAAAGTACCTGCATATAAAGCTCCAAAATCTTTGGAAGAATTACAGAAGTTTAAAGAGCAAAATCCAGACTTGTATGAAACAGTTGAATCTGTTGCACATTTACATAGTGAAAGTCAAGTTGAAGGAGTTCGACAACAATTATCAGCGATCCAACAACGTGAAGCTGATCTCTTAAAACGAGAAGCAGAGTCGACACTAAAAGCTAACCACCCTGATTTTGAAGATATACGGGGTAGTGATGATTTTCATGGATGGGCAAAAGAACAACCTGAAGATATACAAAGATGGGTTTATGCAAATAATAGTAGTGCTGATTTAGCAAGTCGAGCTATAGACCTTTACAAATTAGAAAAGGGGATAATTCGGTCACCACAAAAGCAGTCCAAATCTAGGAGTAAAAGGTCTGCTGCCGATATGGTGTCTACCAAAACAACGGCTGTAGATTCACAAGCTCCAAAAATTTGGACAGAACGGGAAATTGCTAAAATGTCTATTGACGACTTTGACAAATATCAAGACGATATTCAAGAAGCCTTGTCAGAAGGCAGGATAGTAAAATAGTTATTTAAGGAGATATAATAATGGCTTATAACCAATCTGACCAATATTTTGAGCCAAGTACGGATACTGATGCTAACTTTGCTAACTCGGTCAGCGGTCAAACTAATTCTTTCTTTTTACCTGCTGTTTATTCTAAACAAGTTCTAAACTTTTTTAGAAAAGCATCTGTAGCGGAAGCTATAACCAATACAGATTACGCAGGGGAAATTAAGAGTTTTGGAGACTCTGTAAAGATTATCAAAGAACCTGAAATCACCGTGTATCAATATGAGCGTGGTAAAGATGTAACGCAAACTAAGCTTACCGACCAAGAGGTTACTCTTGTTGTCGATACAGCTAACGCCTTTAAGTTTAAAGTTGATGACATTGAAGCTAATATGTCTCACGTAAACTGGAGGGCGGCTGCGTCTTCTTCAGCAGCATATGCTCTAAAAGATGCATTTGATGAAGGTGTGATTGCAATTCTATTCGCAGGAGTTTCTGCGGCTAGTCCTAATCACATTTTAGGTTCTGATAGTGCTACCGATCTCGCTGCCGGTACTTTTGACGGTACTGGTAATCTAGATATTGGATTTGCTTCTGGTGAGCATGATCCGATAGATGTGCTTTCTCATATGTCACGTTTATTGGATGAGCAGAATGTACCAGACGAGGGACGTTGGTTCCTTGCAAATCCTGAGTTCTATGAGCAACTTGTTCAAAGTTCCTCTAAGCTCTTGTCTGTTGATTACAATGCAGGGCAAGGTTCCATCAGGAACGGCTTAGTATCATCTGGAAAGTTACGTGGGTTTGATATGTATAAGACCAACAATATTGCCTCGACATCTAATGCCGCAGGTAAATGTGTTGCTGGTCACATATCAGCTTGTGCAACAGCACAGACTATTACAAATACCGAAGTTTTGCGTGATCCTGACAGCTTTGGCGATATAGTACGAGGACTCCATGTATATGGAGGAAAAGTACTACGAGCCGGAGCGTTATGTTCCGCATTCTACGGTATCGACTAGTAGAATTAGGACGGGGGGTTGAAATATACCCCCTTTTCCTATTAAGGAGAAAATATGCCTCAACTTGGTAGTGAAAGAAATCCAATGATAATATCCAAAAAGAAAACTGGTAGAACACTAGGTCTTATGGGTCGTTGGTACACCAAAGAAAACAGAGATAAATATGCTGAAAATTATCATAGGATTTTTAGAAATAAGACGGAGGATAAGAAAGATGCCGAAAGTTAATGGAGTTAAGTATCCTTATACAAAGGCTGGTAAAGCTGCTGCTGCTAAAGCAAGAAAAAAGAGACAGAAAAGGAATAAGGGGGGTTGTGTAAGAGCAATGCCTAACTAAAATTATGGCTACTACATATTTACAATTAACAAACGAAGTATTAAGAGAGTTGAATGAGGTTGTATTAACTTCTTCTACTTTTTCAGGTGCTGTAGGAATACAGGCACATGCAAAAGATTGTATTAATCGAGCATACTTGGATATTGTAAATGAAGAACCGCAATGGCCTTTCTTAGCTACTGCCGAAAGTGGTGCTACTGATCCTATGTATGGTAATGTTTCTGTAGAAACTACAGCAGATACTAGATGGTATGAGTTAAAAGCAGCAAGTTCAGCCGTAAAAGATGATTATGGTTCTATAGATTGGGATAATTTTTATTTAACAACTATAGGCGTTAGTGGTGAGTCGGCTCCTTATGTTTCTAAAAATTTAAGATTCGTAACTACAGAGAAGTGGAAGGACTTTAGAAGGGCTAGGGAAAATGCTGATGATGCAGATCAAGCAGTAGGAGGAGAGCCTAATTTTGTTATACGAAGCCCTGATGCAAGAAAGTTTGGATTAAGCCCAATTCCAGATAAAGCTTATAAAGTTTGGTTTTTTGCTTTTGATTTACCTACACAGCTTTCAGCACATGGAGATACAGTAGTTTTTCCAGATATGTATAAAACAGTTGTTTTAGCTAAATCTAGATATTATCTACATCAATTTAAAGATAATCCTCAAATGTCAGCCTTTGCTTTAGAGGACTTTAAAAAAGGATTAAAGAGTATGAGAGAAAATTTAATAGGTACAGTTCCTCTCTATATGTCAGACGATAGAGTTAGGTTTGATTAAATATGCAAGCATATGGATTATCATGCAAAGGGGGCTTAAATACTAATCTAAACCAATTTGAAATGCTCCAGCAACCGGGATTCGCTACAGAGTTAATGAACTTTGAAGTTGATCCAGATGGGGGCTACCGAAGAATAAACGGTTATACTTTACTTGGTGGAGGTAGTGCTGCAAGACCCAATAGCTCTAATGGTATATTAGGGCTATTTGTTTATGCAGATGGAGTAATTGCCTGTTCTGGTACAAATATTTATTTTAGCTTAGATGGAATAACTTGGCTACAAATAAATCGTTCAAGCGTAAGTAGTTCAGGAGATAACTACTCTACATTTACTGGAAGAAGTACAGCAGCAAGAACAAGCCAAGGACAAGCAACTTTTGCTTTATATGAAGGTAATACTGCTTATGGTGAAGTAGTAATTACTGATAAAGGTTCTGGTGTTAAACCTGCTCTTTTTAAGATGACAGGTACTGGTGCATTAGCCGATAGAACTTTTTTCTATGAAGAAATTACAGTAAGTGGTACTGTTTATCCTAAATACTGTGTAATGCACGATAAACACTTAGTTGTAGCAGGAGCAGCTACAGCATTAAATACAATTTATTATAGTGGCACAAGTGATATAAATGATTTTACTGCTACAGGTTCTGGAAGTATTGTATTAGATGATCAAGTAGTAGGATTAAAAAGCTTTCGAGGAGATTTAATTATCTTCTGTAAGAATAGTATTTATAAATTATCAGATATAAATATTTCTGCTTCTATAGCCATAACACCTATTACCAAGAACGTAGGTTGTTTAGATGGACATAGTATTCAGGAAATAGGTGGCGATCTTCTATTTTTAAGTCCTGATGGATTTCGTCTTGTTGCAGGTACAGCACGTATTGGTGACGTAGAATTAAGTTCTGTATCTAGAAATATACAATCTGTTGTTTCTACTTTAGCTGCTTCAATAGATTCATATGTAGTAACTAGTGCAGTATTAAGAAGTAAATCACAATATAGATTATTTTATAGTTCTACTTCAGAAGCTACAGCTACTTCAGAGGGAATTATAGGAACAATTACACCAGAAGGATTTGAGTGGTCACAAACTAAAGGTATTAAAGCACACGGTCTAACATCAGGATTTGATAATGATAGTATAGAAAAAATTTATCATGGAGATACAGAAGGATATGTATATAATCATAATACTGGTAATGACTTTAATCCAGCAGGAACACAAACAAATATAAATGCTAGATATAAAACACCTAATTTAGATTTTGGAGATGCAGGTACACTAAAATCATTACATTATACAAAAATATCTTTTACGCCTGAAGGAACAATTCAGCCTACTTTACAGGTAACGTATGATTATGATGATACTAATAGACCTCAACCTCCTTTATATACATTAGATTCAATACCAACTCCCGCAGTTTTTGGTGATTCGACTACGGGAGTTTTTGGCACATCAGTATTTGGAGCTTCTCAAGACCCTATGGCAAGACAGGCAGTACAAGGAAGTGGACATAATATAGCCTTTAAAATATATAGTCAGGATACAAAAGCACCTTATTCAATAAATGGTTTCTATGTAGATTATAGACCTTCTGGTAGGAGATAATAATGGCTACAAGTTATACTAGACAAAGCAGCATGTCAGATGGAGACACAATTACTGCTGCATTATTTAATGATGAATTTAATCAGCTTCTGACTGCTTTTTCATATGCTTCTAGTTCAACTACTGGACATAGGCACGATGGTACAGCCGGAGAAGGCGGCAATATTCATACTATTGGTGATCAGGATTTCTTAAATAAAATCGTAGCTGATAGTACAAATAATCGTTGGGGAGTTTTTGTTCAGGTTTCAAGTTCAGCCGTAGAACAAGTAAGATTTCAGGATGGAGTAATAGTACCAGTAACAGATAATGATATAGACTTAGGTACAAGCTCAGTTGAATTTAAAGATGCCTATTTTGATGGAACAGTTACTACAGATGCTTTAGTTGCTGATACTGCCGACATAAATGGAGGTACAGTAGATGGAGCAACAATAGGTGCTAGTTCAGCAACAACTATTGTAGGAACAACCATTACAGCCAATACAGCTTTTGTACCTGATGCTTCTGATGGTGCTGCTCTTGGTACTAGTGCTTTAGAGTTCAGTGATCTTTATTTAGCAGATGGAGCAGTTATTTATCTAGGTGATGACCAAGATGTATCCTTAACTCATGTAGTAGATACTGGTATTCTTCTTTCTAGTACTGATCAATTACAATTTGGTGATTCAGGTACTTATATTTATCAATCAGCAGATGGAGTATTAGATTTAGTATCTGATACTGAAATAGAAATTAATGCAACTACTATAGATATTAATGGTGCTGTTGCAATGGATGGTGCTATGACAGGTGGCACTAATATTACTATATCAGGAGAATTAGATGCAGCCACATTAGATATATCAGGTAACGCAGATATTGACGGCACACTAGAAGCAGATGCTTATACTGTAGATGGAACAGCCTTAAACGAATATATCGCTGATACAGTAGGAGCTATGGTTGGCTCTAATACAGAAACCAATATTACAGTAACTTATGAAGATGGTGATAATACTTTAGATTTTGTTATAGGAACTCTTAATCAAGACACAACAGGTACTGCTGATAATATTACAATTTCAGCTAATAACTCCACAGACGAGACAGTTTATCCACTCTTTGTAGATGGTGCTACTGGAAGTCAAGGAGCAGAAAGCGACACAGGACTAACTTATAATCCTAGTTCTGGAGTATTAACAGCCACACAATTTACTGGAGCATTAAGCGGAAATGCTTCTACTGCTACAGTAGCAACAACAGTAACTATAACAGACAATGAAAATACAAATGAAAACAATGCTATTATTTTTACAGCAGGTGGTGATCTTGATGGAGGTAACTTAGGTTTAGAGTCTGATGGTGATTTAACTTATAATCCCTCTACTGGACTATTATCAAGCACTGGTGTAACGGCATCTGGCACAGTAACTTTTGGTACACTTTCTGATGGAACAATAGGAGTTACTGCTTGGGTTGATGAAGATGATATGTCTACAAATAGTGCGACTCTTGTGCCTACTCAGCAATCTGTAAAAGCTTATGTAGATAGTGAAGTAGGCGGTGCTTCAGGTACAATGTCATCATTTATATTAGAAGATGATGATGGTACAGAAGTCTCTATTTCAAATGCTGAAGAAGTAAAGTTTATTGGTTCAGGTATAACTACAAACTGGACAGATACAACTCCCGGCTCAGATGCTGATCCTTTTGACTTAACATTTACAGTAGATGCGGCACAGACAGGAATTACTTCTATCTATGCTACTGATTTAATAATGGGAGAAGATTCCCAGACTGCTATTGATTTTGGAACCCCAAATGAAATTGACTTTAAAGCAGATAATGCAGCAAGACTAACACTAACTGCATCAGCACTATATCCCGTAACAGATAATGAAATAGATTTAGGTACATCTTCTCTAGAATTTAAAGACGCTTTCTTTGATGGTACAGTCACAGCAGATGCTTTTGCAGGGCCATTAACAGGAGATGTTACTGGTAATGTTTCTGGTACAGCCGCCACAGTTACAACAGCAGCACAATCTAATATTACTAGTTTAGGAACCTTAACAACTCTAACAGTTGATAATGTTATTGTTAATGGTACAACTATAGGCCATACTAGTGATACAGATTTGATGACATTAGGTAGTGCTATTTTAACAGTAGCCGGAGAAGTCTCTATGACTACTCTTGATATTGGAGGTACTAATGTAACTAGTACTGCTGCTGAGTTAAATATACTTGATGGTGTTACAGCAACAGCAACAGAATTAAATTATTTAGATATTGCTACGCTAGGAACTTCAGCAGCTTCTAAAGCTGTTACAGCAGATGCTAATAATGTTGTAAAATTTACAGGTGGTATTTATGAAGAATCTACAACTGTTACTTCTTCTTCTAATGCGACTACTATAAATCTTCAAACAGGTACAAATTTTTTACACGACCTTACTGAAAATACTACTTTTACATTTTCTAATCCTCCGGCAGAAGCAATGACATTTGCATTAAAGATTATTCAAGACTCATCTGCAAGAGCAATTACGTGGCCCGGAACAGTAGATTGGGCAGCGGCTACGGCTCCTACCTTAACATCTACAAATAATGCCGTAGATTATTTTGTGTTTACAACCATAGATGGCGGTACTATCTGGTATGGCTTTACCGCAGGACAAGCACTAGGATAAACTAATATGTCTGGAGCAACAAAAATTTTAGCAGCAGCAGGTTCAAAAGCAGACCCTGTTTATGTAGAGAATGTCTTTAGTATTGATACTTGGTTAGCTAATGACACCAATGGCAGAGAGATAGAAAATGGTATAGATTTAGCTGGCGAGGGGGGGTTGGTTTGGATAAAAAATAGGGGAGCTGGAGGTTCTTCGTTGAACCATCTAGTATGTGATACACTTAGACCCGTTTCTGGTGGAAATGCTCCAAGACTTATGACGAATAGTGGAGGTGTAGAGGCTTCTTATAGCTTCGGATTGCAATCGTTTAATGATGATGGGTATTCGATAGGAAGTGCAGGAGACACAAATAGTGGTACAACTAGGACATATGTTGGTTGGACATTTCGCAAAACCGCTGGATTCTTTGATATGGTTAAATATACAGGTAATGGTAATGATCAAACTATTAGCCATAATTTAGGGTCAACTCCGGGATTTGCTATAATTAAAGGTATTGATACTGGAAATGCAAATTGGATAACTTGGCATAGAAGTCACGGTAACGATAAATATTCAGTTATAAATTCTAGTAGTAGTCACGGTGGCGATCTTGATTCATCTAGAACAGTTAATTCTACTACATTTCAAATTCTTGGTGATAGTTCCCACGATCAAGGTGGCTTCGACCATGAAAGTACTGATGGTAGAGAATATATGTTATATCTTTTCGCACATGACGATGAATCATTTGGGGAAGATGGAGATGAATCAATAATTCAATGTGGTACTTATGATGGTAATGGTAGTACGGCTGGCCCTGAAATTGATTTAGGATGGGAGGCACAGTGGGTGATGATAAAAAATATTGAGGATACTGCCGGTGACAATACTCTTTGGATAATGGCTGATATAATGAGGGGGATGCACCTAGGAGATGAAAATGATCCTTATATAGCGGCAAACAATGCTAATGAGGAATACACATCTTATAATTGGATACATCCAACAGCAACCGGATTTAAGCTGACAAATACTGGAGTATCGTTAAATGAATCGGGTACTAAATATATCTATATAGCTATACGAAGACCACATAAACCCGCTGAAGCCGGAACAGATTTTTTTAGCCCTTATGCTTATTCTGATACAGGACTAACAAGCGGTAGTGGTACAGCAGCAAATAGAACTATTCTTAATGGGGGTAGTAATGGTGGAACAGGTTTCCCTGTTGATATGTTTTGGCATAGAGATAGAGCCGATAATAAAGCATACCATATTTTTGATAGGCTAAGAGGACAAGGAAACTCATTATTATCTAGTGCAAGCGGAGGTCAACCTCAAGGCGATGGAGCAACAAATAGCGGCTTTGATTTTATGGAAGGAGTAGATGTTGAATATAACGGAACAATGTATTATTACACTTCAGGAGCAGGTAATCGTAATCATATTGGTTTATTTTTTAAACGATCACCGGGAACTTTTGATATAGTTGGATATAGGGGTAATAGCACTTCTGGACACAATGTAAGTCATGGTTTAGGAAAAGTACCAGAATTTATGCTTATTAAAAGATACACTGGTTCAAGAGTTTGGATAGCTTACGCAGGGCCATTGGGAAATACAAAATATTTACAAGCTAGTGGTGGGGCTGGTTCAGGTCAAAATGCCGCAGCTACCTCAACAGCACATTGGAACGATACAACTCCAACAGCAAGTGTTTTTACATTAGGTAATTCAGAAGATGTAAATGGAAATATGGATTATATAGCGTATCTTTTTTGTTCATCAGATGTTTCTGATGTTGGTACTTGGACATCTGATGGTTCTGGAGATTTAACAGTAACTACGGGATTTCAACCAAGATTTGTTATGTGTAAAAATACATCTGATGCTTCTACAGATTGGAAAGTATGGGATTCGGCTCATGGTATAACATCAGGTGCTGATAAACCGTTTGATTGGAACGCAGATGTAGCAGAAATATCTGATTCAGAGCAAGACATACATCCACTTTCAACAGGTTTTACGGTTGATAGAGGTTCGCCAGAAGTTAATCATAATGATTCTGGTAAAGTATATCTTTACTTAGCATTAGCATAAAGGAGATAAAAATGGAATACCGTGAAAGATCAAGTGGTGATCTAATTTCTAAAATTGAAGCAAAAAAAAGAAATCCAAATATTTCGCTTCCTAAAGTATGGAATGATAATGTTTATGATGCTTTAGGTATTGATCCAGTATTTGAAACACCCAAGCCAAGCACTACTGGTTCTTATAAAATAGTAGTAAGAAATGGTATAGAACAAGATGCCGCTGAAAACTGGGTTCAATCTTGGTTAGAGAAAGATATGTTTTCTAATACTGATGAAGCAACTAAAGCAGAACAAGAAACAGAATATCAAGCAACATTAGATGCCGCAGCAGCTAAATCTGTAAGAGCCGATAGAGATCAACGATTAAAGGATACAGATTGGATGGGTCTGTCAGACGTTACAATGTCAACAGAATGGGCTACATACCGCCAAGAATTAAGAGATGTACCAGAACAGGCAGAATTTCCTAATACTATTGTTTGGCCTACTGAGCCTAGTTAAAATGGTATGTTATTTGAAGTGCTTATAAATATACTAATAGTCTATCTTTCCTTTGTAATTACAGGATCGTTTGTAATATTAATTGTAGGAGCAGTTTGTGATTGGAAAGAATTACTAAAACGTAAAAGGAAAAAATAATTATGATGACTGACGAAGAACTAGAAAAGATTATTCAACATGCGGCTCAACAAGGGGCAAAGCAAGCGTTGAAAGAAATTGGTCTTTCTGATCAGGATGCTTATGATGATGTCAAGGAATTAAGAAGTCTTTTAGATACTTGGAGAGTTACCAAACAAACAGTCGGTCAAACAGTAACAAGAATATTTACAACAGCAATTTTAACAGCACTAGCAGTAGGCATCTATATGGGATGGGGGCCAAAAACATGAGGGGAGAAAAAGAATGATTAAATTTTTAGAGAAGCTTCAAAATTTAATTATGTCTGCTAAAGAGAAACTACGAGAACCTGTTACGGCTCCTAGAAGAAAAGTACTTCTAGTTGGAATTGGTATAGTAGTACTCTTCTGTGCAGTATTACTTATCTAATGTTAAACCTGATAGACCGTTTAATTAGTCCAATATCAACTCTTTTAGATAAGGTTATACCTGACAAGGATTTAAAAGAGCAGTTAGCCCACGATATTGCAACTATGGCAGAGCGCCATAGCCATGATATTATCAAAGCTCAAATTGAAGTTAATAAAACGGAAGCAGCCCACAAGTCTTTGTTTGTTAGTGGCTGGAGGCCAGCAGTAGGTTGGACATGTTGTTTAGGTCTAGCCGGAAATTTTTTAATAATACCATTTTCTAATTTTGTTATGGCTTTAGCAGGATCAGATATTGTTATTCCTTTAATAGATGTATCTACAATGATGCCAGTTTTAATGGGTATGTTAGGTTTAGGAACTATGCGAACTGTAGAAAAAATTAATAATGTTGAGAGAAACACTTAGGATTTAATTATGGCTAGAAAAAGAGCAGTCAAGAAAAGAGCAGACATGCGTAAAGGCGGGAGAGTTGGCAAGCAATATGGCGGCATGGGCGGTGATTTCTATGGAGAAAATGGAGGCTTTGATACTGCTATAGAAGAGCAGATAAAGAAAAGCGTACCTGCACCTAATAATCCTTTAGCCAATATCCCAGTAGATAATCAATACTCACAAGAAGAAGCTAATCAAGTTGCTGCTTTAATTAATAGCGGTCAAATGACTGTGCAGCAAGTAGCTGATAATTTTGGTCTAGATACCGGAACAGTTCAAGCAGCACTAGACCAGATCAATGCTGGACAAGCCGCTGCAACTACTACACCCGCTGTAACTACACCAGCAGTTACTACACCCGCTGTAACTACGCCTCCAGCTACAACTATACCCGATAATCAAATAGGATTACCTTATAACGAGTGGAAAACATTACCCCCCGGTATGCCGCCTATAACTACACCTCCAGCTACTAATACACGAAGGGCAGAAATTGATGCTGCTAATAGGGCTGCTGCCGAAGCCGGAGCCGGAGAAGGATTTGAAACAAACTTTGGAGTAACTAGAGGAGCAGACTTTACTGCTGGTACACCCGCAGCAACTACTACACCCGCTGTAACTACACCAGCGGTTACTACACCCGCAGCAACTACTACACCCGCTGTAACTACACCAGCGGTTACTACACCCGCTGTAACTACACCCGCTGCGACTACAACAACAGTAGCTGCCGATCCTTTTGCTAATATTCCAGCAGACGGTGACTATTCACAAGAAGAAGCTAACCAAATTGCTTCTATGGTTAATAGCGGTCAAGTAACTAGCCAACAAGTAGCTGATAATTTTAATATGGATGTTGGTACAGTCAACACAATAATAGATCAGATTAATACTGGACAGGCTACTACTACACCCGCTGTAACTACTACACCTGCCGTAACTACTGTACCTGCTGCTTCTGGACAGACAACAACAACTTTTGATCCTACAAATGTAGGAGAAACAACTGGTGTAACAGAAGGCACTATAGGAACTACAGAAGGCGGTACTCTCGGAGGTCAAACTGTTACTATTGATGATAAAGGTGATCAAGTAATTAGTGGTGAAACTGTTACAGATGGTGAAGATTCTGGCGATCCTTTTGCCCAAGAGAAAAGAGCTTGTGCAATAAGAGGCGGTACATGGAATAATGAAACAATGTCATGTGATGAGAAAGTTGTAATAACTGATCCTCATGCTAAAGCTAAAGCTGATTGTGTAACAGCAGGTGGAACATGGAATGAAGGAACAAATTCCTGTGATATGCCAGCAGCTAGGGATTGGACTGCTGAAATAGCTGCTTGTACTGCTCAAGGGGGTACATGGGATTCTGAAAATAATGTATGTATTGTTGATGGAAAGACTGTAGCTCCTGCTTGGGAAACAGCCATGAAAGATTGGATAGCAGCTAATCCAAATGCTACAGATGCTCAAGGAGCCGCTTGGTTAAGAGATAATTTACCGGAAGGAGTGACATTAGCAGATGCCGCAAGAGCATTAAATATACCTTTAGATGAGGCACAGAAAAGATTTAGTATAGCAACTGAGGGAAGGGCTAAGACCTTACAAGATGTTAGCGATGCTCAATTAGCAGATGTAAATCTAGCTAAGAAAACATGGTTAAAAGATGATCCTGCAACAGTAGGTATAGATGAAACTGAAGCACACGGAGCAATATTAAAAGATTATAAACGTGTTGATCCCTCTTTATTATTTAAAGAAAGAGAAGCAGCAGGATTAGATATTGAATCAGGTGTAACTACTGATGCTCAAATTCAACAACTAGATGCTTATACAGATATTAATCCTCCTACTGGTGTAGATGCGAATTCTTTTAAGGCAGCACAGGGGGCTGTTCATACAGCAGTAAAGGCAGGAGTAATACCTTTTGCTCATTATAATGCAGCACTAGCAAACTTATTAAACACTCCTCAGTTTGCTGTAAACAATCAGACTCGTCCTCCGATTGGAGTAGATGAAATTAGGCAGCTTACTGAAAGAACTGAGGCAGCCCAGTTTGCTGATGTTAGGCTACAAGGGGCAGAGGCGCGAGAAAGGAAATTTGTTATAGATGATAGAGCTTTTGTTCCTGATGATATTGAGGGGATAGGAGGTCAGACAGCCCCAACTCCTGAAGCTGAAAAAGATGGTAGAAGGCAGCTTACAACTACTAAAGCAGAAAGTGTAGAAGCTAAGATTACTGATGAGGTAGGATATGAGGCTAGGCAAAGAGGTGATGTGTTTGGAGAAGCTGCAACAGCAGACGCAATAAAGGCTGTTGCTGAAGTTGGAGATCTTCCTCCTGATAGAGCAGCAGCGGCTGTAGAAGCTCCTGCTGAATTTGGAGGAAAAATAGATCAAGAAGCTCCAGAAGTTATAGCAGCCTTTGCAGCTTTAGATCCAGATTTTTTAGTCTCAGCCCAAATAGAATCTTTAATGGGAGGAATGGAAACTGGTAATATTCCTACTTGGGCTAAACCAGCCTATGATGCTGTTAATCAAAAACTAGCTCAAAGAGGCTTGGAGGTTTCTACTGTAGGTCGTGATGCTCTTTTTAATGCGATCATACAAAATGCTATACCTATAGCTCAAAGTAATGCACAGGCTCTACAAACTAGAGCAGCGCAAAACTTATCAAATGAGCAACAGGCAAATATGGAAAGAGCAAAAATTGAGGCCAATAGACGATTAACAAACTTAGGTAATCTACAAGCTGCTGGTTCACAGACAGCCCAGATGTCGCAAAGTCTTAAACTTGCTCAAAGTCAGTTTAAGCAAGAAGCAGTTATACTTTCAGAACAACAACAGCAACAAATAAGAGTTCAAAATTTACAAGATCGCCAAAGGGCTGCCTCTCAAACTGCTCAACAAGAAGCAGCTAATGCTGCACAAAATCTAGGCAATCGTCAGCAGATAGAACTAGCTGAGTTAGAGATAAAGAACCAGACTGAACAGCAGAATATGACTGCTGAAAATCAAGAAAGACTTGCAGAATTTCAAGTCGCTTCTGAGTTTATTTCAAAGAATGGCGATTTTGCACAACAAATGCAACTGGCTAATTTAAGTAATGATCAACAAACAAGGTTAGCAAATCTTACTTCAAGGAACCAAGCAGACTCTGATTCATTAACAGCTAGACAACAAACAGAACTTGCTAATTTAAATTCTAGAATGCAGTTGAATATTACTAATGCTAATCTTGCCAATACAATGGGAGTGGCTCAACTAAATGTAGATCAACAAAGAGCCATGCAAAATGCTAGTATGATAGCTAATATAGATTTAGCAAAATTTAGCGATGCTCAACAAGTAGAACTAGCTAATAGTAAATTTATGCAAACTGTAGAATTAACAGATTTTAATGCTAGACAACAAGCAGTAATGCAAGATGCTACAGCAATGGCTTCTTTAGATATGGCAGCGGCAGATCAAAGAACTAGGTTAGAAATTACTCGCTCTCAAAACTTTTTACAAAGAGATATGAGTAATCTTTCTAATGAGCAACAGGCTTTAATACTTGATACGCAAGTAGAGCAACAAAGATTATTAACCGATGTGGCTTCAATGAATGCTTCTAGACAATTTAATGCTTCTTCTCAAAATCAAATAAATCAATTTAATGCAAGCCTTGCTTCTCAAATTGAACAGTTTAATACTACTCAGCAAAATGCTATGGAGCAGTTTAATGCAGCAGAAGATAATAGAGTAGAGGCTATAAATGCAGGGAATGCTATAGATGCTGGTAAATTTAATAATCAACTTAGTACTCAATTAAAACAGTTTAATGAACAAATGGATTTACAACGTGACCAATGGAATGCAACGAATGCACAGGCCATAGAACAGTCAAATGTTCAGTGGCGAAGACAAGCTAATACAATAGATACTGCGGCTACAAATGCAGCCAATCAAGAGAATGCTGCAAAAGCTTTTCAAATAAGTGCTGCGGATCAGAACTTTATGTGGCAGGAACTTAGAGATGAAGCTGCTTATTTAAGACAGGCTTATGAGAATACTGAACAGCGCAAGACTACTTTGTATGCAACAGCAATTTCTAACGATATAGACACAGGGGCAACTGGTATTCAGCCTATTGTAGATATTGTAACAGGTATTTTAGACTAGGAGAAAGTAATGGGATTTTTCAAGAAAATATTCAGAGGCGTTAAGAAAGTCTTTAAGAAAATCGGCAAAGGAATTAAAGGGGTTTTTAAAGGCGTTGGAAAGTTTATGAATAAAATTGGTATTGTAGGCCAGATAGCTCTTATGTTTATTCCGGGGATAGGCCCACTCTTACAGGGACTTTTAAAAGGTATAGGAGGAGTAGCTGCGACAGCATTACAAGCTATGGGGCCATTAGGACAGTCAATATTAAATGGAGCAAGATTTGTAATAAGCAAAGGAGCAGAATTTGCAGGGGCTGTTAAAAATACTTTTAAAACTGTGACTGATGGCGTTACAACTTTTGCTAGTGAATTTACTAAAACATCTTTGAATAAGATGGGCTTTGATCCTACTAAGTTTGGGTTTAAAGAAGGGGGCAGTTTTAATCAGTGGGTTAAGTCTGGTGAAGGCCAAAGCTTTGGAGATGCTTGGAATAAAGTTACTACCAATATAACTGATAATGCAAGTAAAATTTTAGATCCTTTGAAAAACAGTATTAATGCAACTTCAAAAACTACATTAGAAGGACTTTCAGATAGCACTTACAGGTCAATAGAAGATATTAGAGGAATGAACCCACAGATAAGAGATTGGGATAATATAACTGGACAGACAATTAATTTAGATCCTGATAAAGTTTCAGATATAATTAGTGGGCCATCTTTAATTAGCAGATCTTCAGTAGCACAAGCGCAAGTCCCGCAACCTTCTTTATTAGATAAGTTAGGATTAGAAGAAACACAAACTTTAAAATATGATTATAATATCGGAGGAGATATTTATACAGATACTCTTAGACCAGTAGTTCCTCCTGTTACTTCTGAAGATTGGAAGGGAGTTCCTTTTAAATTACCAGCCGAACAAGTTGCTGAAACAAGTGGGGGATGGGGAAGTCTTTTAAGTATGCCAAGTGCAGGGCAAGTAGCAGGTCAAGTAGGGACAGAAGTGCTTAAAACAGCAGCAGTAGATGCCTATAGGGGTGAGCCAGAATACTCAAGTGCTGGAGGAATTCCTATGGACTTTGGAAATGCACCAACAGTACAACCTGCTCAACCTGTTAATTTTATAGATGCATCTATGCAACAGTATGTAGGCATGCGTACTCCAAATGCTCCATTTGGGTATACTCCTCAAAACTATGCAAACTACATGAGAACATTTGGTTAATATAAGAGGTTTATAATGGCAATAGAAATAGAAGATACTCCTGTAGATTCAAGAATTACATTAAATAGATCAATTCCGGGTCAGGGTCTTACTAATGATCCTGATAGTCCTTTTCCGTGGGAACAGGCTCCTGAGTATACAGATTTAGAAGAAGGTCTTCAATATATTTTTGGACTCTTAATAGAACCTGAAAACTATGTACCTATTATGGATGTGATAGATGATGGTACGCCTCTAATGGATATTACACAAGGGATTTTATTTAAGGGCTTTACGGAAGG